GTTACTAAACAAAGAGAAGGTAACACAGGACAATATGAAACTGCTACTAATGCTCAACAATCTATTGTACAATCAAGTAATATCACTGAAATTCTATTTAGTGCTCATAATTCTCTTTGGGAACAAATTCTCACAAGCTTAATTGAAACAGCACAAATCTGCTACAAAGATAATCCTAAAAAGATTCCTGTAGTATTAGATGATTTATCTAGAAGTGTTATTGAATTACAACCAGAATATATTACAGATGCTGAATTAGGAGCTTTCATTAGTGATAATATTAATGATGCTCAAAATATGGAAGCTATGAGAAATATGGCTTTAACATTTGCACAAAATGATAATTCAATGTCTCAAATTGCTAAATTATTTGGAGCTACATCAATGAAAGCTGTAGAAAGAGATGCTGAAGCTTATGAGAAAATTAAACAACAAATTGCTCAACAAACAGAACAAGCTCAACAAGAACATGAGAAACAAATAGCTCAGGCACAAATTGAAGCTCAAGATAGACAACATCAATATAGATTAGAAGAAATTGATAGAAAGGGTGAGTGGGAACTTAGAAAAGCTGAATTAACATCTTTAGGTATGGATGAAGGTTCTAATACTGAAGATATATTAGGACAAGCTGAATTAGGTTTAAAACAAGCTGAGTTTATGAATAAAACTACAAATGAATCTAGAAAGTTATCTAATGAAGAAAGAAGTCAGCAGTTTGAAGAAATAAAACATGCTGAGGATATTAAACAAAGAGAAGCTGATAGACAACAACAAGAAAAAGATAGAAAGTCTAATGAAAAAATAAAGGATAAAGAAATAGCTGTTAAGAAAATAGCAGCTAATAAAAAACCTTCTACACCTAAAAAGAAATAAATTGGATAAAAAGCTCTGTATTATGTGTCAACATCCTAAGAGTTTGTCTAAGTTCAAAAGAATATTAACAAATATGTCTTGGACTTACTCTTCTGTATGTTTAGATTGTTGTGGAGATTTAAGTAAAAATGAAAGTAAGTATTACAAAAGGACAAGAAAAGTATTGAAAAAGTATGAAAAAGAAAGCTATTAACAAAAATTAACAAGAGTTAAAAAATAGCAGGTTTGAAATTAAAAATAAAAATATTATCTTTACATTATGAATGAAAGTTTAGATTTGTTTGATGATTTTATTGACGTAACTACCTTTAAGGATAGTGAACAAGATAAAGCAGATAAAGCATCAACAGAGAAAAAAGAAGAAGTTAAAACAACTTTAAATCCTATGGAGGGTCTAGAGTATGATGACAAAGAAGAAGTAGAAGAAAAAGAAGATACTCAAGAAACAAAAGTAGAAGATACTGACCAAGAGGAAGTAGAACAAACTGAAGAAGAAAAAGAGTTACTTCAAAAAGTAGTTGACTTAAAAGAAATGGGAGCATTATTTCTCCCAGATGACTATGAGATTGAATCATTAGACAAAGCTGTTCAAGATTCAGAAGCTTTTAGAAATCAAGTAGCTACAAAATCTGTATTTGATAAAATACCAGATGTAGAAGTTCCAGGTGTTGGTAATGCAAAGGATTTATTCCTTTATTTATTTGAACATGGTGGAACAGATATTGAAAAATTTAAGAATAACTTTGGAAGTGAATCATTTGATCCTAAAAATTATGATTTAGCTAAAGAAGAAGATAGACGTAAAGTTTTAGAAACATACTATCAAAAGAAAGGTTTTAACGATGTTAAGACAAAGAAAATGGTAGATAAGATTTTTGATGATATGGATGATGATACTGAAGCTGCCGAAGCTCTAGGAGAATTAACCACACTTGATGCTAAAGCAAAACAAGAACATCTTAAAGAACTAGAAACTAGTAAAATACAAAAACAAAAAGATGCTCAGGATGCATACAATATGATGCATGGTATCTTAGAAAAAAATCAAATAGTTGGTGGCTATCCTATAGCTAAGGAAGAAAAGAGTAAAGCTCTTAATTCTTTATACTCACAAGTAAATGTAGGTGGACAAGCAATGAGTGATTTTGATTATAGACTTAATGGTGTAGTTTTGAGAAATCCTGAACTTACGTTAGCTTTATCAGCAATTCTAAATACTTTGACTGAAGATCCAAAAACAAAAAGTGTTAGTTTTGATTTGTCAAAAATATCAAGACAAGAAAAAACTAAAGCAGTAAAGAACTTAAAAGAAATCACTAGTAGAGTTACAGCGGGTAAGAAAAACTTTAGCTCCTCTTCTGATGATACTTCTGGAAAGAAAGGATTTAGTTGGAATAATGTAATAGATTATTCTGAAATTTAATCCCATATCAATAAACAAACAATTATTAATTAAAACAAAAACAAAGAAAAATGATTTTTAACAACATTTCCGCAATTCAGACACGTAAATACGATGCAATTGGAGGAAAATTCTTTGATTCAGATATGCTTGTTCAAGCTTATGATATGGGGAAACCCCATGTGTTTGACAAACTAATGGGTCAATTATTCTCTTCTACAGATATGTTCAATGGTAAACCACTTTTAGGTATGACAATGGCTAAAGGTAAATCTGTTGAAATAGATAATGAAATGTATCGCTGGAAGCTAGTAGGTGCACAAGAAAAAGCTCTACGTAGTGTAGAAGTACTAGATGGTATTACCTCTGGTTCTACTCCAGGTATTAACCAACAATCTTTTAGAATTAAGCTTGATGAAGGCTGGTATTCTTACCCTGATGTAATTGAGGGTGAACATGATGACTACAAATTGGAAGTTCTGGAAGGACCTTTCCAAGATGGTAATGGTTATACATATGTAGTAAAATTGCAAACAGATAATTATGCTAAGTATTTCCCATCTGAACTTTTAGAAGTAGGTAAGGAATTTACTAAGGTGTGGACTTCAGTAGTATCTGAATTTAACCAAGATTTTGGTACAATGCAATTTGGTTCTAGTTTTGAACTAGAATGCCAAGTAGGTGCTTTTGCTAATGAGTTTACAGTTACAGATAAGGCTTTCCGTGAAGACAATCGTATGATTGGACTTCCAGTACCTTTCCGTGATGAAGCAACTGGTAAAGTAAAAGTATCAGACAAATTTATGCCTGTAGCTCAAGCTAAGTTGGAAGACCAACTCTACAAAGATATGGAATATCAAATGTGGAAGGGTGAAAAAACAACTTCTATTGATCCTACAACTGGACGTATGAAGAAAACTGGTCCTGGTATTAGACAACAACTTCGTGATGGATGGACTCAGTACTATAATGGTGCTTTGACTGAATCTATGTTGTATGATTACTTAGATGCAATCTTCTTCTCTCGTGTTTCTCAAGGACAACGTAAGATTACTGCAATGACTGGTTCTATGGGAGCTATAGCTTTCCATAACTTGCTTGCAACTTCTGCAAGTTCTTTCTTGACTGTTGATACTAACTATATTCAACGTGTTGGTAAAGAAGGTGCTCGTCACTTGTCTTATGGTGCACAATTTACGCACTATCAAGGTTTGAATGGTATTGAGGTAGATTTGATTATCAACCCTCTTTATGATTCAGCTTTGTTCTGCAAAACAATGCACCCAATCTACACTAACAAACCAATTGATTCTTGGAGAATGACCTTCTTGGATTTTGGTGAAAGTGAAGGTGAAGATAACATTCGTATGCTTACAGTGAAAGATACTCGTAGATATGGTTGGATTGAAGGTACAATTAACTACAAAGGTCAACCTATTAAGGGTGGTGCTATGCAAAACAAAGTTGCAGGTGTAGAATTCGTATCTGAGGGTCAAGCAGGAATTAATGTGGTTGATGTGAGTAGATGTGGGGAGTTAATTCTTTCCGTAAGTTAAGAACTCTACATAAATATCTAAAGAAATAAATTTAGTACAGTTTGAAAATCAAAATAAAATTACTATCTTTGTACCTATGAAAAAATTAATAGGATTGGTTTTAGATGAAAATTATAAACCACAAAAAGATAGAATTGGACAAAAAGTTGGAAAACTTACTATTGTTAGTTTAATAGGATATTTTAAAAAAAGCGCAGAAGGTTCCTCAAGAGGAAAAGAAGCTGCTTATAAATGTCTCTGTGATTGTGGCAACACACATGTTGTAAGAGGAGGGAATATTTTTAAAAAGAATCCTAAAACTTTATCTTGTGGTTGTCACAAATCAGAGAATTCTAAAAGAAGACATGAATTAAATAGACCATTTTTAAAAGGAACAAATCCAGAAACTTATATTTATAATAAATATAAACGAGTAGCTAAAGAAAGAGATTATTCTTTTGATTTGACCAAAGAGGAGTTTTTAAATTTAATTTATCAAGATTGTTTTTATTGTAATGAAAAAAGTTCTGAGCATATTTATACAATAAATATTGAAGAAAAAGTAAAGCACATTAGAAATGGTATTGATAGATTGAATAATACAAAAGGATATACTATTGAAAATTCTGTTCCTTGTTGTATAATTTGCAATAGAGCAAAACATGCTTTAGAATTTGAAAATTTTACACAGCATATTGAAAAAATCTACTTAAACTTAGTAGAAAAAGGCTTGTTAAATCCACAAGTCTCTATATAAAAAAGGATAAAACAAATAAACTAATGTCAATACAAACAGGTAAAGTATACATATACAAAATACCAAAACCATCAGCAAGTAAGATTACAGAAATTATCAATGGTAAAAACCAGCGTAGATTGAATCAAACCAAAGTAGATGGTAAAATTAAAGAAAAACACGTAGCACCTTTATCTGCTAAAACAGGTAGACTTGCAACAGGTCTTGATAGAGAAGTTGATAATCCTTATAAAGGAGAACCAATTAATTCACCAGAGTTTCAATTTCTATCAATACAAGATAAAGTTAGACTTCAGTATCTTATAGAGTATAAGTTTAGTCTTAAAAAAGATTACTTAGACAATACAAGAGCTGATGTTAACAACAAAAAACATTTAGAAAGTCCTAGTTTTTTCCAGACCTTTGTATTTTCTACAAATGATGGATTAACAGTGTTAGACTTAAACAGATTAGATGACCTTTTAGCATATTATATATGTTTAGAACTCAAAAGATTTGCTAATTCTAAGGCTGAATATGAGGCTGGTAAATTTCCAGAGGCTGATTATTATCTTGCACAACAAGATGAAGGAGACCAAGAGAAATATACTAAGAAACAAATCAAAGATAAAGCTAAGGCTGAAATTACACTTGGTAAAGTAGCTGATAGTGATACACAGAAGAAATTTGTTAAATTGTTGTTACCTACATTAGGTAAAGGTAGATTGACAGATATTCAAGCTTATAACTCATTATCAGATGCAATTGATACAAATGAAAGATATAGAGATGGTGAAGATTTTATCACTAAATATAATAAGTTGTTGAGATTACTCCAAGATGCTCCTGGTAAAGCAAGATTTAATTGTCTTGTATTACTCCAAGAAGGTGTAAATACATTTACAATTTCAGATAAAGCAGGAACTTATAC